AAACCAAGGCGGCACCTACGGCGCCGATAGCGGAAGACACACCAGCCGAAACAATTCCGGTAGCCAGACCACTTGCCACAGTATTGGCCAATCCAGCGCCTAAGCCCAGAAAACCACCTCCTGCCGGAGCAAGCAAAATCGCAGCCGCAATCAGACCAACACCAGCCAAAATCTTGCCTGTGCCACCACCTGCACCAGCCACCACAGGAATGATCCGAATTGGCTCAAATGATGCCGACGGCAGGTGGATATATTCCGGGTGATCGCCAATCTCAAGTTCGCTGCGACCCACACTCAACTTGTAATCGCCCTCGCTCATCACGCCACGCAAGCTTGGGAAATTTGCCAGCAAAAAGCGGATCGCCTCGGCAGGTGTCTTCACCGCAGCCTTGAAGCTCCGCTGTCCTAGATGCTTGGCGAGCTTGCCGTAGACCTTGATGACGCGGAACATTTCAGCACCTGCTCCTGTGTCTGACGATCAGCCCGGTGTTCTTCTGATAGTAGCCGCCCCAAACGTCCCTGCTACTGAGCCGCCCCGTTAGATGATGCAAAATGCGCTGTTCGCCCACATAGACGGCAACGTGATTCAAGCCGGGCGATCCATCAAGGCGCATCAAAATTGCATCGCCAAATTCAGGCTGCTCCTGTCCCAAATTGACAAAGCCTGCCTCCTCAAAACACGCCTCAAACATCGGCGCTTGCTGGAACTCTTGCGCAGTCGCCGGACGCTGCCAATCAGGCAAGTCCAAGTCCCATTCCTCCTTGTACCAATCGCGGACGAGGGTCCAGCAGTCGGACACGCTCCAAACCCATTGACGACCCAGCAGCGGTGGTTTGTAGCCGCTTGGCTCAAACTCAAACCACATCTCAGTGCCGGGATTACAGATGACCCATTTCAAGCCGGACTTTTCGCACGCCATCAGATCAGCTTCGCTTGGCTGTGCCGGTGACTTTGGATGGCTGTGGAACACTGCCAAGATTTCGCCAGCCTCCTCAGCAGCGGCGTAATCCTCAGGATCTAAAACAAAAAAGTCATCGGTAGCAGCAAGGTTTTTGCATGGCCAGTACCGCTCACGCCCTTTGACCACAACGACCAAGCCACAAGCCTCCCTAGGCGCATCAGCCAGGGCATGTGCCATCGCGTCATGCTTCCAATAGGTCATGAGTAGAACGTGCCAACAGACGGGAATGAGCCAAACGGTAATTCGGCAAATTCGCCAAAGCGTTTTTTGCAGCTAGTGATGCGCTTGCCGCATACATCCTCCAAGGGATCAGCGGTGCCTGTCTGGACTAAGGGTTCACTGGTGACGCTTACCCCAGCAGACCAAAGCTGCGACCCACCGCTTGTAGAGAGGGTGAGATTCCCGCTATTCCCAAGCGTCAAAGTGTTATTGCTGTTGCCACTAACGGTGGTAACGACATAAGAAGGACCGGCACTTCTTAATGTATAAACCTGAGGGTGATTGTTTCTAAAAGGATTGCCTGAGCTTAAAGTTTTCACCAAGTTGATCACCTCTCCTTGGTAAAACGCACCGGAGCTTGCGGTAATCGTTGCGCTGTTAATCCCGTTCCACGCATACGTTGCCCCGGTGTAATGGTCGGGGGGTAATTCAGTTGAGTAGAACTCAAATTCCACCGTGATTGAACGGCTACCGAGCGTGAAAGACTGTGTTTTGGTAATTGTCAAACCTGCTGCGAAAGGATTAGCACCGACGCATTCATAACCAAAGCCGCCAGAGCGTCCCGATTCCACATCAGTCGGATACCAGTCGATAAACGTGATGCTGCTCAACACTGCTTGAGCCGGGGTATTCGTTGCCCAAATTGCGGAACCGCTGTTGTAAATGACAAAGTTGCCATCGCTTTGCATTACGGCTGTATATGTGCCATCGCCATAGGCAGTATTTGAAGCCCAAACGACCTGGCCATTTTTCTGGTACGTCACAAGGTTTCCGTCACTTTGCATCAACGTGCGGAACCAGCCATTAGATGAAACCAGTGCATCACCTTCATTCAGCGTTTGACCAGCGGACAGATCATTCCCGAACGAGGTTGTGTTGAAATTAGTCGCGGGGCTTGACCCTAAAGGGTTGTCATATTCGTCAAAATAATTCGTGCCGGTGTAGCCGCATTCAGCACCGCGATACTTCCACTGGCAGATATTGGAAATGACTTGACGCTTCGGCGCCCTGACGCCAGCCAAGTCAAATACGCTGGCCAGCTCAAACTCAACAAATTCGCGGTTTTCTGCTGATTTGCGGTCGATGTAGTAAATCTCACGCGGCATCTCCTCATTTGCAGGGGTGCCGTAGGGATTAACTTGGCTTTGGAAATTTTTAGGGTCAAGGAAACGGCTGAGCGTCCTGATCCTGATGAATTTTGCGCCAGTCAAATCGTTGCCTGGAGTGATTTCATTGACTCCAATCAACAATGCCGAAATGCTGCCTAACAGGTTGGAGACACGAACTGTTGGGCGCGGGAGCTGACCAGTGCCGTTGTACTCAAAACCATCAACCTCAATGGGTAGTGGCTGATATGGCTGACCTTGCCAAAGAATTGCACTGGGAAATTGCAGCTCATTAACCCCAGCGTGGAAGCGCACAATCTCAGTGCTGCCATGCAGCTCTTGATCCAGGTGCAGCTCATACAGCTCGATGATCGCGTAGGGGTTGGAGCTAAGCAGCTCCTGAAACATCTCCGTATCGCTCATGGCTCAAACACCTGCACAAAGGTCGCGCTGATTGAGTTGTTGTTGTAATTCACCATATCAACGCTCCATTCAGAACAGATATATTTGCCTGCATCACCACGCGGCGGTGTCCAGTCAAAAGATTCGGCGCCACCTCTTGCTTCTAGAAAATTAGTGATATTTGTGGTTTCGGCATCAGTTCGTATTTCAAATCTAAGGTTCCAAATTTTGGGGTCAGTGTTCAAGCCATAGCGCAGACGTTGGCTGTAACCATCGCCAAACTGAGTAGTCCGCACTCTGGGCTGACTTTGCTCAGTGATTGCGTAACTCGGAGAATAAGTAAAAGTGGCCATTAGGCGAGCAAGCCTCCAGGGCGCTTCTGCTTAACCAATTCTGCCTGCACTGCTGCGCCAATGGCACGGCCAAGTTGTGCGGCATCAGGTTGGTTGCCTTGCACTTGAGTGCCAGAGGCATCGACGTTGACAACAACGTTATTGCCGCCGCCGCCTTCTACGCCAAGACGGCCACCGCGTCCGCGCTTTAAAGGCAAGATCGCTTCGGCGCCAGCCTCGCCCATCAAACCAAGATTGCCATAGCCGCCATTTGCAAAGGCGAACATGGTTGGCCGCTTGACAATGCCGCCTTTGGCAAAACCGAACGGCAATGTCTTACTAAAAGCAGCTGCACCGAATGCGCTGCCGTCAATCCCCGTGCCACCACTCACAACCTGTGGCCCGCCAAACGGCGACGTTGGCAATGCACCACCAGGGATTGCCCCAAGCGCTTGCATGATGCTGCGCAGAATTGTTTGCTGAATGATCATGCGCGCAGTAGCTGCCAAGATCGTTCGCGCAAAGTCTAAAAAGTTGCCTTTGCCAGTTGTGACCAAACTAGTGAGCGCATCTTCTAAACCTTGGAATGCAGTGCCCGCCAGATTTGTGATGCCCTCACGCATAGTGCCAATGCTTTCGAGGTAACCGCTGGCTGCGGCTTTCACACCATCAAATGCAGTCGCTTGGTTCTTAGTAACTTCGACTGCATCAATCGTGATTGTCTTAAATTCGGCTGCAGTGCCTATTAGCTTCTGCAGCATCTTTTCGTATTCTTCCGCTGCAATTTGCTCAGGCGTTTTCTGCGCTTTACCGGCTCCAGCCCTGGCAGCTGCACCTGCGGCATCGGCTCTAGGAATAAAGGCGCCACGGCCACCGCCGCCGTAATCAGTCCCAACTTCGGATCGCCCAAATAAAACCTTGCCTTGGGCTTCAATGTCTTTGAAAAACTGACCACGAGTATCAGCTAAGCCGGTTTTTGCCACGTCAAAGGCAGCGCCAAACTTGCGCTGCATGACCAAACCGGCAATTTGCACTAGGTCTTTTATGGTTCGGATGAAGAACCGCATTGACTGCACAAGGCCCAGCACAACGCTGGCAACTCCACGAATGCCAACTTCAATGACCTTAAACAGCGGTCCAAAGTCCTGCCCAGTGCTAAACAGGTCGCCAAATACTTCAATAATTGCATTAAGAGCAGGCAGCAACACATCTAGCAGCTGTTTTCTAAAGCCATCAAACTGAATTTGCAAAATAGTGATTTGGTCGTTGAAATACTCAGCATTTTGCGAGAAATTTTCGCTGACCTCATAGTTGAATCGTTCTAGTGCCTCACTGCCTCCATTGAGCAGCGTGATCATATCTGCGCCAGATTTACCAAACAGCCGCATGGCAACAGCCGCTTTCTCCGGCCCATTAGGCAGATCCTTGAACTTATCTGCAATCTCCTTAAGCAGATCGTCTGAAGCCTTAAGGGTGCCGTCTGCTTTTTTAACGTCTACGCCAAGAGATGCATAAGCGTCGGCATAGGTTGCAACGCCTTGCCCTGCTTCATAGGCAGTGCGCGCAAAACTTTTTAAGCCAGTCTCAAGCTGCTTTTGTGAAACATCAGCAAGCTTGCCGGCATTGACAAAAGCCTGCAGTGAATTGGCTGCAACGCCAGTCCTGGTGCTTAGCTTGCCAAGCGCATCAGCTTGATCGATGGTGCTTTTGATAAAGCTAGAAAAACCGCCGACAACCAGTGCCGCTCCTAGCGCCTTAAATGCAGTGCTTAGGCCGCCAACGGCCATTTTGAGATTCTTGACCTTGCCCTGCACTCCCTGCATGGAGTTGCCAAGACGCTTGATATTGTTTTCGCCCTTGACGT